AAGAGAACAGCGTAAGTGGGAAAGAGAACAAGCTCGGCGACAGCAGGAAACTGCACCGCCCGCGCCAGCTCCTTCGTTAGAGCAATTTGAGTCGGTTGATCAGTACGCGGAAGCGTTAGCTGTCCAAAAGGCAAAAGAATTGCTTGCTAAGCAAGAGGCTGAGCGCGCACGCATGGAAACGCTTGAGGCTTACCACGACCGTGAGGAAGAGGCCAGAGGCAAGTATGAAGACTTTGAACAAGTCGCGTACAACCCGAACCTACCGATCACGACCGTGATGGCTGAGACAATCCAAGCGTCGGATGTTGGGCCAGATTTAGCGTATTACCTTGGCACCAACCCGAAAGAAGCTGATCGTATTTCTCGTTTGTCGCCGTATATGCAAGCCAAAGAGATTGGCAAGATTGAAGCTAAGTTAAGCGACAATCCGCCGGTCAAGAAAACGACAAGCGCCCCACCGCCGATCGCGCCCATTAGTGGCCGTGGCACTGGAGCACCGGCTTACGATACGACCGACCCACGTTCTATCAAGAACATGTCGACGTCAGAATGGATCGAAGCGGAGCGCCAGCGTCAGATCAAAAAGTGGGAAGCTCAACGTAACCGCTAATTTTTTTAAGGACTATCATGGCAAACTCGATTCTTACTATCGACATGATCACCCGCAAGGCGCTCGAAATCCTCGAGAACAATCTGGTGATCACTCGTAACGTCAATCGTCAATACGACGATTCTTTCGCCGTTGAAGGCGCAAAAATCGGTTCGACTCTGCGTATTCGTTTACCAGATCGCGCTTTGGTAACTGACGGTGCCGCGCTGCAAGTTCAGGACGACAACGAACAGTTCACCACCTTGACTGTTGCTTCGCAGAAGCACATCGGTGTTAACTTCACCTCCGCCGAACTCACCATGCAGTTGGATGACTTCGCAGAGCGTGTTCTTAAGCCTCGTATTTCGCAGCTTGCTTCGTCGATCGACGCTGACGTTGCTAACTCGTACAAGGGTGTGTTTAACTCGGTTGGTACCCCTGGCACCACCCCATCGACTTCACTCGTTCTGTTGCAAGCTCAGCAGAAGCTGAACGAAAACGCTGCTGTGATGGCACCACGCTACGCAACCGTTAACCCAGCTGCTAACGCTGGTCTGGTTGAAGGCATGAAAGGTCTGTTCAACCCAACCGACACCATCAGCCGCCAGTTCAAGAACGGCATGATGGGCATGGGCGTGTTGGGCTTCGACGAAGTCAACATGTCTCAATCGATCAAGCAGCACACCAACGGCGATTGGGGCACATCCATCACCGTGACCTCGACCGTTACCACCGAAGGTCAGTCGACTCTGCCAATCAGCTTTACTGGCTCGTCGAAGACTTGGAACGTGGGCGACGTGTTTACCATCGCTGGCGTGTTCGCAGTTAACCCACAGACTCGTGAGTCCACCGGCTCGCTGCAGCAGTTCACCGTGACTGCCGCTGCAACTGGTAGCTCCACTGCGACCCTGTCGATCAGCCCCGCGCTGTACTCGGCAAGCCAAGCTCTTGCGACCGTTTCGTCGCTGCCTGCTTCGGGCGCTGCAGTAACTATGCTGGGTAACGCAAATGGTCAGTACGCTCAGAACCTGGTCTACCACAAGGATGCGATCACTTTCGCAACCGCCGACCTGCTGATGCCACAAGGCGTGGACATGGCTTCTCGTCAAGTTCACAACGGTATTTCGATGCGTATTGTTCGTCAGTACGACATCAACAACGACCGTCTGCCTTGCCGTATCGACGTTCTGTACGGCTACAGCACAATCCGTCCGCAAATGGCTTGCCGCCTCTGGGGCTAAGCACTGGTGGGGGCTTCGGCCCCCATTGACGACTCTATTTGAAAGGAAATTATCATGGCACTCCCTAATGGCGCTGGTGGCTACCAAGTTGGCGACGGTAATGTCGGCGAAGCTCAACTGTTTGTTCAGGGCGCACCGACTGCACTGACCGCAGCAGCAACCGCTACTGCAGCTCAGCTCGCAAATGGTCTGTTTACCTTTAACGGCACTGCTGGCAACCTGACCCTGCCAACCGTTGCTGATCTAGAGGCAGGTATTTCAAGCGCAGCTAAAGTCAACGCGGCTTTTGACTTCTACGTCATCAATATCGATGCAGGTACTGACGACGTGACAGTTGCTACTGCTACTGGCTGGACTCTGGTAGGCGCTATGGCAGTGACTGAAGGTACTTCAGGCCACTTCCGTGCTCGTAAGACCGGTGACGGTTCTTGGACGCTGTACCGCATCTCTTAATGCCGAGGGGGCTTCGGCCCCCGTTTATAAAGGATAGATCATGCCTAACACACAAGCTGTAGGCGTTGCCTATGCCGACCCGCAATTTGAAAGCGTCACGGTTACTGGCACGACCACTTTGGGCGCGGTTTCTGCTTCGTCCATTACCTCGTCTGCTACGACTGGCGCCGTCGTTGCTAACGCAACTGCGGGTCTGTATTTTTTGACGACTGCAATTACCGCAAACGTAACTACTACTACTGCTCCAGTAGGTTCTCTAGCCACCACGACCAATGCAACTGGTACGGGTAAGCTGTTTATCTCTGACGGCTCTAAGTGGCAGTTCCCTGTTGTTGCCTAATTAACACGGGGCTTCGGCCCCGTCTACCCTATGCCTATTATTTATCTACAGCACCCCGTTCACGGCTTCAAAATCGCCAACATGGAAATGGAGGCTGAATTTGATGAACAAAACGGCTGGGAACGCTATAATCCCGACACGCCTTCAACTCCTGAAGCGGCGGCACCAGCCAACGAACTGGAAGTTAAACGTCGTCGTAGCCGCACTACCGTAGAGGCGGCAGCTTAAAGGAGTATAAATGGCCACCGCTTTCGACCAGATCAAGGCAGCGCTTAGGCTGATTGGCCAACTGGCCGAAGGTGAGGAACCATCACCGCAAGCCGCTCAAGACGCGCTAAACGCCATGAATCAGATGATTGATTCGTGGAATACTGAGCGTCTGGCTGTGTTTTGTACTGAAGATCAGGTGTTCAACTGGCCGCCTGATGAAATTACTCGCACCCTTGGCCCGACCGGCAATTTTGTCGGCAATCGTCCTATTCTGATTGACGATGCGACGTACTTCCGTGATCCGCAGACCAACGTGTCTTACGGCATCAAGCTGATCAACCAGCAGCAGTACGACGGCATTGCGGTCAAGACAGTCACCAGCACCTACCCGCAGGTTATGTTTGTGAACAACACGTTCCCAGACATCACCATGACCATTTACCCCAAGCCAACGCGCTTGCTGGAGTGGCATTTCGTCTCGGTGCAGCAGCTAGATAAACCGGCAACGCTCAACACCGTGTTGTCGTTCCCGCCGGGCTACCTGCGCGCGTTCAAGTACAACCTAGCGATGGAAATTGCCAACGAGTTTGGCGTTGAGCCTATGCCGCAGGTTACCCGGATTGCGATGACGTCTAAGCGCAACCTGAAGCGCATTAACAACCCAGACGACGTGATGTCGATGCCTTACTCGCTGGTCGCTACTCGCCAGCGGTTCAACATCTACGCAGGTAACTACTAAGCCGTGAAGACGCCGATCCTTGGCCAGTCCTACGTCGCCCGCAGTGTCAACGCTGCGGACGCGCGGATGGTTAACCTGTTTCCCGAGACGGTGCCTGCGCCCGACGGCAAAGAGCCTGCGTTCTTGAACCGTGCCCCAGGCTTGCGTAAGCTAGGTGTGGTGGGCACTGGCCCCATCCGCGGTTTGTGGTCGTACGGCAATTACATGTACGCCGTCTCCGGCACCAAGTTCTACCGTGTTGACAGCAACTGGGCAGCCGTTCCGCTAGGGAATGTCAGCGGCACGGGGCCAGTGTCGATGGTCGACAACGGCACGCAGCTCTTCATTGCGGCCAACCCCGATGGCTACATCTACGACGCAGCCACTGAACAGTACGCCGAGATCACCGACGTGGACTTTCCCGGCGCGGTAACTGTCGGCTATCTGGATGGCTACTTTATCTTCCAAGAGCCTAACTCGCAGAAGTTCTGGACGTCTGAGCTGTTGGATGGCACCCAGATCGACCCGCTGTCGTTTGCTAGTGCTGAAGGTATGCCCGACAACTTGGTGTCACTGTTTGTCGACCACCGCGAGGTATGGCTGTTTGGCACCCAGTCGGTGGAGGTCTGGTACAACGCAGGCGACACGCCGTTTCCGCTGGCTCGTATCCAAGGTGCGGTCAACGAACTAGGCTGCGCTGCGACCTTCTCGGTCGCCAAGATGGACAACTCGCTGTTCTGGCTGGGCGCTGACGCCCGTGGTCAGGGCATCGTGTTCCGTGCTAACGGCTACTCTGGCCAGCGCATCTCGACCCATGCGGTTGAGTACGCTATTCAGAGTTACGGCACCATCTCTGACGCGATTGCGTTCACCTACCAGCAGGACGGCCATTCGTTCTACGTGCTGACCTTTCCGACCGCCCAGAAAACGTGGGTGTTCGACGTGTCCACCGGTGCATGGCATGAGCGCGCTGGCTTTGCTAACGGCGAATTTATTCGCCACCGCGCTAACTGCCAGACGTTCTTCAATAACCAAGTCGTGGTTGGCGACTTCCAGACGGGCAAGATTTACGCGTACGACCTTGACGTGTTTGCTGACGACACGCTGCCGCAGAAATGGCTGCGGTCATGGCGGGCGCTGCCGCAAGGGCAGAACAACCTAAAGCGAACCG